ATACGCATAAATATACGTATTTTAGAAAATCGTAAAACGCGTTATAACCTATAGGGAGATATTGTTTCTTTGTTTCTTTGTTTACGCTCCAAATAGCCAACTATCTGTAAATCAGCACTTTGGCTGTAAACAAGAAATTGTTTATTGTTTACGCGCCAAAAATCGCCCAAAAAACACCTAAAAAAGATTTGCAAATGCGTATCTTTGCAACGGAAATGTATAAACATCTAATTATTCAGCCCTATGAAGAAAAATGCACTTGAAAGGCAAATTGCCGATATTCTACCTGAGCGCTCAACTCCGTTAGTACCTACCAACATGAACCAAAATGCCGCTGAAGAAGGTGCTAAGCTCATAAAGGCCAAAAAGGACGCAAAAGAATTGGCACGATTGAAGTATAACGAAAAGCAAAAACTCAAAAAGGCTGTAACGAAAGCAAGGGAACTACAATCCGCAAACGAAGATGCTGAATCTATGAAAGCCCAGTTGCAAGAGGTGCAAGAGCGAAAGAAAAATATCGAGCTCATAGAGACGGTGGAGACTCAAACAGTAAGCCCCTTAGACGCACGTAACCTTAGTGAGTGCAAGATGCTCAGCCCAGCGGACGCCGACAGACTAATGAGACTGCAAGGCACTACTCGCCCAGACGCACTCAAGCTACTTTCAGATTTAAACATCAATCTTAACGTACAGCTCACTAAGCAAGACACCTCTAATCTTCTCGCGTGCCTGCTCACGTGTAACGAAACGCAGTTAGCTGCGCTGTACGAAAACAAAAAAACACCTATTGTTATTAAAACGGTAATCAAGCGACTGCAAGAGGACGTAAGACTTGGCAGTATATCCACTATAGAGAAGCTTTGGGACAGAGTTTTCGGCAAAGGACCTATGCAGCTTAATCTGCCCGAAGAAGTGCAGACCGAAAAAGGAATCATCCCCAACACTCCTATCAGCCGAGAAGCTTACATCGTTATACGTGACACCCTTATCAGATAATGCTTATGCGCGAAGATTCTTTAGCAAAAATGCAAGAGAGGTCGGTCAATGTGGCCAACCCCGAGAAGGTGAACCCCCAAGAGCTGTTACGCTTAGAGTTGCTTACTTCTTTGGAGAAGTACACTAAGGCTATGTTCAAAGCGCAGTACAATCGCTCTTTTATCGTAGCCGAGCATCATAAGAAGATGTTCAAAGCGTTGCAGGACGTGGTGGATGGCAAGTGCAAGCGGTTAATTATTAACATAGCCCCTCGCTACGGCAAAACCGAGCTCGTCATCAAGTCTTTTATTAGTTGGTGCTTCGCGCTTAACCCCAAGTGCCGATTTCTCCACCTGTCCTACTCGGATATGCTTGTGAACGATAATTCAGAGACTATCAGGGGTATCATGCAGGAGAGCTTATATTGCACACTCTTTCCGCAGTCCGCTTTGGCATCCGATAAGGGTTCCGCTAAGAGGTGGAAGACGAAACAGGGTGGGGAACTCTACGCAGTCTCTACGCAAGGTCAGGTAACGGGCTTCGGTGCAGGTAACGTAGATATAGACATAATGGATGGGGGTAACGACATCTTTACTTTTGACGACCATACAAACGAAGTACTCGGCATGTTAGGCGCTACGACTAACATTTTCCAAGGAGCTATTGTTATCGACGACCCTATCAAACCCGAGGATGCAGAGTCGGACATCGTGCGCGAGCGTATTAACACGCGTTTCGAGAACACCATCCGTAACCGTACCAACTCTCGCAACACGCCTATCGTGATAATCATGCAGAGACTACACGAGCATGACTTGTGCGGGTACTTACGGGAGGTGGAGCCTGACGAGTGGACGGTGCTGTCACTACCAGCCATACAAACCGACCCTGTAACAGGTGAAGAGTACGCGCTGTGGCCCATGAAGCATACACTCGAAGAGTTGTACAAGATGCGTGCCATTAACTCCCTCGTGTTCGATACGCAGTACATGCAAGACCCCACTCCTAAAGAGGGCCTTATGTACGAAGAGTTCAAGACGTACCGCAGAGAGGAATTACCTACGGGCGGTAGGGCCGCACAGAAATGGAACTACACCGACACTGCCGATACAGGTGCGGACGACCTTTGCTCTATCTGCTTCATTAACACTCCTGAGTACGTGTACGTGACGGATGTTCTGTTCACAGACGCTCCTATGGAGGTAACGGAGCCTAAGCAGGCAGAGATGTTGGCGCGCAACCAAACAGTGGACTGCCTGATAGAGTCTAACAACGGTGGTAGAGGGTACTCGCGTAACGTGAAAAAGATATTACGTACAGAACTCCGTAACTTCAGATGTGCGATACGTACTTTCACACAGACGGAGAACAAAAAGACGCGCATATACACCGCCTCCGCACAAGTACAGAACGATATTCTATTCCCTGAAGGATGGGACCGCAAATGGCCTAAGTTCTACCAAGCGCTTACGTCTTACCGCAAGGATAACAAAAAACGAAACCAGCACGATGACGCTCCCGACTGCCTAACAGGTGTGTGGGAAATGCACAGCAGAAGGGGTGGAAGAAAAAAAATACACCAAAGAAACTAAAAAAGTGTGTTAAAATTTGTCTGTGTGATTTATAATTCCTACATTTGCAAGGAATTATTGACTAAAGCCGCTATACGCTAAGGGAAGCGCGCGGTAAATATTAACGCTATAAAACTATAAAAATTATGGGACTTAATTGTGGATGCCCCGCGGGCGCGCATCTTGCTGACCTTAGCATTAACGACTGTAAAGAGAGCTTAGGCCAGATTCAAAAAGTTATTATTCAGCGAGTGTATGAGTCTACAGGTGTAAAGAACGCTATTCCGCTTGAAGATTTTAAGGCGAAAACTGATATGGCTACTCTTGCATCAGCGGCAGATGGCACAAAGATTGTTATCTCACCCTACATTCAGAATCCTACCACAGAGCCTGGCGCTGCTCGTACATTCGGTGGCGGTAATCAGACACTCGGCGGTATTGAAATTGTTATCGGCCGTGAGCCGACTACCTTCTCAGGTATCATTTATCAGGAAGCACAGTCTGTTATCAAAACGTTGAAGGAGTATAGCTGCGAGAATATCGGTGTCTATCTCATTGACGAAAACGGCAATATTGGTGCTCTTTCAGATGATTCAGGCAAGAACTTGATGCCTATTCCTGTAGGTAAGTTCTTTGTCGGTGATAAGAATCTTGGCGGCTTCGAAGAACCTGATAGCAATACTATCGAGTGGAGCTTCTTCCCTAACTGGTCTGATAACCTTGTTATTGTCAAGGCTGCAGAGTTTGACTATAACCCTCTTACAGACCTCGTGAATGTAAAATCAGCATAATTAACTATGAGACGAGTTAAAGAACCAACAGTTACTCTCGTAACGCCTGAAGGCCGAAAGAAGGATTTTGGCTTGGCCCATGCGGAACGTCTACTTGATATGGGAGACGAACTAAACGGAGGTTGGAGAGTAGCAGAAGACAGTAATTATTATTACGACGAAGAAAATGGCCTTAGAGTTAAATCAGATAAAACAAATACTGCAGAAACCCGCTAAACGTCAGGTTATCCAAAAAGCAGTAAATATGCAGCAGCGTCTCAGATTTCATACTGAGACAAATATTGCTGTATCTGATATTAACCAACCAGCTAATATTTTTCTTTCGTGGGTGAAGAATCTTCTTCCGGGCGATAAATATAATATTTTTCTCCAGCTTTTCAAATTCCCAGTGCCAACTTCGACAATAGTCGAAGGAATTTACAGAGAGTTGGAGAGAGTTTTTAACAGCCGTAATTCCTCAAGCTCATATCAATTTACCGACTCCGAACTCTTGGAAGATTGGACCAAGTTTAAAAAAAGTAAATTGAATGAGCCTGAGATATGGCGAACAGTTGGATGGCGACAAGTGCAAACGTCCCCAAACAGCATATTGATAGTAGACCTGCCTGTAGTACAGAGCACGTCTCGTCCGGAACCTTATTTCTATTGGCTTGGCATAGAAGCTGTTATTGATTATAAGCTCTCCGAGCATGACGCCAATCTCTTTGAATGGCTTGTGTTTAAGCAACCTGAAAATAGAGTTGCTGCTTTTGATGACACCTACATAAGAGTGTATCAGCTTAACGACAAAAATGAGATTCAATCATTGGTGTCAGAAGCTCAGCATAATTTGGGTTATTGCCCCGCACGCTTTTTCTGGTCGGCATCCCTTAACGAAAACAACAAAGAGCTAAAAAAGAATCCGATTGTAAAAGAGTTATCGGCTTTAGATTGGTATCTGTTCTTCTCGCTGTCTAAGCAGCACTTAGATTTGTATGCGCCGTACCCTATTTATAGCGCGTATGAAGCTGATTGCGATTTTGAAAATAACGAAACGGGCGACTATTGCGACGGAGGTTTTTTGCGAAATGCCAAAGGAGAGTATAAGTTTCTCCAAAATGGCACTTTGGAGAAATGCCCCTGTTGTAGTGAGAAGAGAATAGCCGGGCCCGGTTCATTCTTAGAGGTGCCTGTTCCTAATTTGGCGGAGGGTGTAGTGGATATGCGAAACCCTGTTCAAATCACAACTATTGATAAAGATTCGCTCGACTATAATGTGTCGGAATGTGCGAGACTTAAGAACGAAATTATTGTTTCGGTAGTTGGCTCAGGCGGAACAGTTAGCGAAAAAGAAGCTATAAACGAAACCCAGGTTGCAGCTAACTTTGAAAGTAAAACTTCAGTGTTAAATGCGTTGAAGATAAATTTTGAGCAGGCGCAAAAGTTTGTCGAAGATACTATTTGTACTTTGAGATACGGAGCTGCTTTTATTTCGTCTTCTATAAGTTGGGGCACAGAGTTTTACGTGTTTACTATAGCTGAGCTTTACGCTAAGTACAAGCAAGCTAAAGATAACGGAGCTTCAGAGTCTGAGTTAGACGCAATTTCTCAGCAAATTCTCGAAGTAGAGTACAGAAACAACCCTCTTGTCCTACAGAGGATGCTGATTCTCAAGCAGTTAGAGCCTTATCCGCATAAAACACTGCAGGAAGTTGTCACTTTATACGAAAAAGGGCTACTCGATGAGAAAACAGTACGCCTAAAACTAAACTTTAGTTCGTTAGTTGACAGATTTGAGCGTGAGAATATTAATATCATCGAATTTGCGTCGAATACAACGATGCGAGAGAAGAT